AGAGAAGCCTCCGATTCGGCGTTACGCCGCGGACTGGCCTTCGTACACAGCCTTGTCATAACGGCAAGCAACCGAGAGGTTCACTTGCTCAGACGAAGACATGTCGAGGCCTCCAGGGTTCCACTGCATCGGCCACTGACCACGCAGTCTCCACTTCCTCTCCACGGACCCATCGGGAGCAGAAAGCAGAATGAACGCATTTCGTTTGTAGTCAGCCGGGACGCCGACACGACCGTTTGTCATGCTAGCGATACCGGAATACACACGCTCGAACCAGTTACGCACCAGTCCTTGAATGTCCTGGTCAACGTAGTCACGAATCTCGAGAGTGCCACCTTCGTAGCGGGCACGTCCTGCAACGTACACCGACTCATTGCCGAAGGGGATCTGAACTTCGTCAACGCCAACCGTAGGCATGAAGCCTCGGCTAAGCGACAACGAAAGCGGATCACCGCCAGCGATGACACCAACGATCTCGATGGTCCAGTTGTTCACGTGTTGAGGCGAGAAATTGCCCGTAGCGCCATTCGCTAGAGCAGTTGCAGCCAGAATAACAGACATTGGATCATCTCCTTTTCAGTCAGTTCCAAAGCACACTTGGGACTAAGCACGTCAATCGAGGTCAACGTGCTCAGTCCCAAATCTCGGTCTTAGGTTGTTTGACCTGACAATCTACTCGCGTACAAGGACTTCACAGGAGAAGTCCCAGCAGGCAGGTAGAGCCGCAACCAGACACCAATTGAACTGGACGGTCCCAGATCAAACGTTGGCACTGGCTTGTCAGAACGGTTGAAAGTCAGCATAGGCATGGGAGCAGTTCGACGATTAATCGAGGTTCCCGATCCATTTTGAACAGCTTCCAATGCAAAGTCAATTCGTGTGGTAGGATTTAACGCTTCGATGACCGACACGAGAGTCAAGGTCTCAATCGAATTGTTTCTCCAGAAGAATTTCTCGTAGAAGAAGCGATCCGCTCCTCCAGGAAGATCAGCAGCAACGTTGTAGAAGGGACGTCGAACTGTCATGATCTCAGACGGTCCAACGCTTAGGATCACTCCTACAGAGATCCTGTACACAGAAGTGTTATCGAGAGGAACAGGAGGTGTCCGGTCCAGAGTAGCGAGCTTCTGTGAAGCTAGGTAGCCTAGAACTCTCGCAACGAACCCTGCTCCTGTCCCTGCTGTTACTCGGAACACCATACCGTTGTACGCGTCGTCAGGATCAGTTGCGAGAGCGCTCAAGGTTGCCACATCAGCAGCAAACATTCCTTGAGCAGTGCCAGTAGCGAATGCAGTTGGTTTCTCAATCGCGATATCACCTAGCGACGAGGACTGCTTGACAACCTTCATCACTCTCTCGAATACCTGTGATGTGAGTACAGGTGTCTGACCAGTCAGAGTCAAGCTCTCGCTAACGATGAATCCGCCTGAGTTTCTACCTGTTACGTCCACCACAATTGTGTCTGATGCATTACTACTCACTCCTTGTAAGACAGAATTCACATCGAGATCGGTAAACTCAACGGACGTCGAGAGATCAATCGCACCTCCTCCTGAAAGGAGGTCATCCTCAGGCATTACAGCCGACCCGTACGCACGAAGCTGACCAGGACGAATCACAGACTGTAGTTCCTCAAATTGTCCAGCAAGTCCTCAGGACCTGCACCAGTAGCATGAACAGGCCAGGATCCTCCTTTGTTCACGTGAATCCGCCATCGCTGAGTTGGTCCTGGCTTGTCGAACAAGTACACTTGAGAGACGTCTCTGTGCTGGAACATGTTCGATGATTTCTTGTCGAATCCTCTTCCTGTAAGAACTGACTCACAGGTTTGGAGTGCAGGTTGTTCTCCTGCCTTAGTCATAATCTGCCTCCAAGTGTCTTAGTGATCTCTTCAGATCGTAGACATCATTACCAGTATCAACAGCTTTCTTGTTATGCACAAGGACCCATACTGGATTCTGGTTCTTCTTGTTCACGAGTACTAAGTGACGTGGGTACACTTCATGCGTAAACACGTCGTGGTCTCGGACTCTCTGATCGTAATTCCACCCTTGACCGTGAACGTAGTCGACGACTTTAAGCGAGGACGGAGTGTCATGGGTATATCCCAGATCATCATCGCTAGGGTCGTCATCAGGATGAGGCATGAGACCGTGATGCACCCATCCTTCTGTAAAGTGGCGGCTTAGGGTTGGGTCCCCAGCCTTAGGCGAAGCCTCAACGGAGGGCTTGGAGACACGCTTCTTGACCGCTCCATTAGGCGAAATTGGTCGAATGGACCCCATTGGCATGGGACGCACACCAATTGCAGTAGCGGTAAGCATTTCTGCTATCTCAACTGGGCTTACTCCCCATACACTGTGAATGTCTACGATCTCTTCCACAGTAGGCGTTGAGAGAGGAAGGAGAGTCAATGCCTTCGACGGTGACTTGAGAATCAGATGATTCACATCAACAGACAGCCCAGTCAGAGGATTAGGAACACTCAGGTACTTCTCACCAGTGCCTGGCTTCAGATATGCAACTGTAGCGTGAGGCTCGTAGTCGTTGTAGGAATTCGTGTACGGAAGCGTTTTGACTCGTGAATTCAAGTGATGCAAGTCAGGAGACTCGACATTATACTTCAACACATCCCCATCACGAGAACTGAACAAGCTCAACGCTCCGAACTTCAACTTAAACGGATTCAGCAAACCGTTCAAGGTTTGCTTCATCTGAGCAGGGTTGTAATCGTGCAATCCGTACAGGACCGTCACATGAGGTTCATCTTCCATCTTCACGACGTCTTCAGGATGCAAGTGAGACTGTACATACCTCAAACCGTCCCCTGCAATTCTAGGCAGGTGCGCCATTAGGCAGGTGAAGTCATGAGGACCTGACGCTTCGTCAAGCTGTTGTGGGAATAGATCCGAAGTGACCAACTGCATAGAAGTTATTCGTTCGGTAGTTCGTAACAGTAGCAAACCCAGTCGTGCAGTCAATCTCGAGAAGATCGTTCGGAACTGCCATGTTCCTCCACCACTCAGCAATTCTATCCATTGCTCGAATGTTCAGCATTGGAGTATGAGGAAGGAGGATCTGAAACTGCTCGAAGAAGTGGTACGCTTCGATTTGTCGAAGTATTCTTTGAGGAGCAAGGACCTCAAGATTCTGATTATCGAGAATCCGAATCGAGATCTTGCCAGTAGAAGTCAGGTCCGTAGCATGACCTGTAAGCCATCCTTCAGATTCCTTGACTTTCTGGCGCTTACGCCTGCTGCGATCCTGAGGAAGAGGTGCAGAGGATTGCAAGAAGGTTATTCCTCCTGACCCACTGTAAGGTACGACGTCAGCTTCAGACACGCCTGGGTGGAGAGTTGGCTCGTCCTCTTCACCAGAGTGAGTCGACCCTCCACTAGGTCCTGGATCACCTCCATCAGTTTCACCTGAGAGGCCTGCCGCTGATATGCCTTCCTTTATTCTCCATTGATCAGAAACCTTGCCACAATCGTCGCATCGACGCGATTCGAAGTCTGGTGCAATCAGACCTCCTAGGTTTGGTGATCCGCACTTCGGACACTTACCAATAGTGCCTTCACGAACACCCTGAGCGTACGCGTTTAATGCATCATCAATTGTGAGGTACATGTCCTCGACTACACAGTGCCGTAGCCAAGCTGCGCCAGTGCTCGCTCGTTGAGCTCAGGACGACGCTTCTTGTCACTGGACTCGAGAACAGAGAACTCGGTTTCACCGAACACGAACTCTCCACCATGCACGAGCTGTACCTTGTAGGTCTTGATACCGTTGATCACACCGAACACGGTCACGAGAGTGCCTCGCTGACCAACGAGTGTCTGGTATCCTCCGTGACCTGGGGAATGAGGACCACGGTTCGGTCCAATGGTCGGGTCGTATCGAGTGATCTGAACGAGGCGACCAGGAGCTACAGCAGCAGGATTCGCTTCGGAAAGACCTGAACCTCGGCGACCTTCGGACTCCATCTTCGTTCGTGAGAAGTACTTCCCGATCTCAGAGCGAGGAACAGCGAACTTTCCGAGAGTCGTGCCGAAGTCAACGGTAACGTTAATACCGTCGTTCTCGACAACCCTGGCTGGTGTGTTCTTCGCCACGCTCACAATCTGTTCGTCGACACTGAGGTCAACGTCCTGAGACGCGACAAGGCTTTCGCCTACTCGGTAGTCGTTCGGATTGACACGAGTACCACCGCGTTGAAGAGCGAGGACATGTCCTGTGTTCGCCATCCGATGTTTGAGAATGTTCATAGTCGCTCCTAGGCAATCTCTTGAGAATTCTTGGGCTTAAACGCTGAGTGGTAGATAAGGTGCTGGAAGCACACATTCTTGATGGTAAGCCATGCGAATAGCACGACAGATCCAGCAGTGATCCCTGAAATGGTAAGGACCCCTCCAGACGCTTCCCAGTTAACACTCATTCCTGCTGACGTCAGCGTTGCTGCTGCGACAGAAACGATCTTCGTGACCTTGGGAGTAGCGTCACTGATCCAGCTCATGCTCTTAGCGAGCTTCAGTCGCTGAATGATCCATACGACTACAATGTTGAGAGCAACAGAGTCGAAGGAGTAAGAGGAAGGGTCGAATTGTTGCATTGTTATTCCTGAAGGAGCTTGGTGGTCCGCACACCTGACTCAGTGGTACGTTCCACGAGACGTCCACTACCGCCACAATTGGAACATTGAACCTTGTTCTCTTTCAGAACTACAGTTCCAGTTCCGTTACACGTTGGACACGTTCTGGTTTTCATATGGGATAAGAAGACTGGTGTTGATTGCAACAGAGACACCGTCAAAGTGGACCGTGGAGTACTCACCTTGAACTGATTGCCAGATGCCTCTCTTGCCTGCGTATTTCCTGAGTTCGATAGGGGACTTCGGCTTCACAGTCACGAAGTCACCAGGACCGAACTGGATTCGAGTAACTCGTATGATCATAAGAAAGGCTGGCTCACTGTATTCAGAATTCAGGTATCAGCGAGCCAGCATCCAGACCAGAGGCGAGGCACACCTCGGAGGTAAGTGCCTCGCCACACGAGGAACGGACGCGGAGTTAAGCGGAATTAGCCTTTGAAACAGCTTCTCTTAGAACGTCGTTGCGACGAGTTCAGAGAAGTTGCTGGACTGGTTCACGATCACAAAGTCGATGATAATGAACTCAGCCGCTTTCGTAGGCTTGATTCCGATCTTGGCTCGCATTTCCGAACGGTCAATCACGTCCGGAGTGTTGGTAGTGGAGTCGCAAACCACTCGGAAGGCATTGAGACCTTCACGATCCTGGATGTACTCCAAAGTGGGTGTCACGAGGTTGATGAACCTGCGCCACAACCGAGGAGTGTTCGGTTCGAAGACCAAACCGAATACCGCAGTCGCGATCACCTTGCGAAGGTACAGGAGCAGCCTGCGAACGTTGACGCGGTCAAGCGCCGTAGGCAGCAACTGGCAAGTCTTCTGACCCCAGATGAGGACACCGTAGCGTGTGAAGTTCGCGATCGGATTGACGCCATTCTCGTACAGAAAGTCACGCTCGCCTTGTGTCAGCGTGCGTTCAATCCCGACAGCCTCAACGATTCGACCACGAGTAGCGCCAGCAGGAGCGAACCACAGTTCACCAGTAACATCGTTGTAGATGTACGTGCGAATTGCAGGAGCGCAGGGTGGCAGGTCGACAATCGTCCTGTTGAACGCGTCGTACCCTTTCACCCAGGGGTAGTACAGAGCAGCGTATGAGCTGTTGAGTGCGAGACGAGTCAAGGCGTAACTGCCCATGCCTCGCCGGAAGTCCACAACTTGAACCGGAGTCAGTCCAAGAGGAGGATCGACGATACACATGCAATCGCCACGAGCTTCGCACAACGAGATCATCTCAGCGTGAACAGCCATCGACGTCTGTCCTGGAATGGCAATCAGGTTCATGTCGAGCACTTCGGGATCACCGAATAGCTGGACACCTGTACGAACGCCGTCCTGGACAAGTCCGATGTACTCGGCATCAGTGATACCTGTCAGTCCGTCCGCTCCTCCTCCCAACGCGTAGCCAGCGTGGTCAGCAGGATCAGAAGGATTGCCGAGATTGTCGATGACTCGAATGAACTCGGACGCAGAGTTGATGACGGTTTCCCAATACTGAGAAGTGCCGCCAGCGTCAACAGCATTCGGGTTCTTCGAAAGGTTGCGGAACGTCTCAACGACCACGTTGTTGTGATACACCGTGATGGTCTTCAACGCAGGGTACGAGATCGCAGGCTGGACCTTCACCTTGAGAGTGTTGCCCCAGATACCTGCGGACGACGCTACGAATGTGAGCGACGTAGCGCCAGCAGCGGACCCGTTGTGGACAAGGTTGTCCAAACCGAGCGTGGTGTCAGCGAAGGATGAAGCGAGGACTTGAATCGAAGCAGAACCACCAGTAGAGGTAGTAACGATTCGAAGCATGTTCCCGACGACGCTGGCCGTAGCGCCTGTGAGTCCGTTGTTGATCTGATCCGCGATGGAAGTGGAGTTCTGAGACCCTGGAATGAGTTGAATGGCTTGGGTCGGTCCACCATCCACCGAAATGTTCAGGGTGTCAGTACCGTCAGTACCGAGGATGTTACCAACGGTAAATCCAAGTGCGGCATAAGCGTTATTCGCAACAGTCTTGACGTTCACCGAGGAGGTGGCGCCAAGCGTGTTGGAAGTCAGTTTGATACGGTTGCTGACGACAGAAGCAGTCAGTCCGTTGGTCTGAGCGTTGATGTCGTCCACAATCTGCTGCGCTGTTCGAGCAGCACCTGCCGTGAGTGTGACAGGTTGGTCAGCACCACCGTCGATCGCGAGAAGCATCGCGTCCGAGGTGCCTGATCCAATATTGTATGGACCGACTTCAGTACCAGTACGAGTCGCTGCTTCAGAGGCAGTGATCGTGAAAGGTCCTGCGATTGAGCCATTGATAACTGCGGCTCCTGCGAGCGCAGTAGGCGCGTTGACTGACGCAGCGAACAACGTAGCTTCATTGGCAACACGAACCAGGCGACACTGGCGACCATATTTCAGGTACCACTGAGCCACCAGAATGACTGGATGATTCGGGTGCGACGGACCGTACGTTCTCTCAAGCTGCGCGACGTCTGTGATCAGTTCCGGCGAATTCAGAGGACCCTTGGTGGTCGTGCCGACCAAACCAAGAATCGTGCTCGAGATCGCCGGAACGTACAGACTCAGGTCGATTTCACGGGTTAGTACACCCGGAGACACGAGGAAGGCCATGTAACGTTATCTCCTTTTATCTCGATTCAGTAGGCATGTCCGCAGCAGGGTCAGCTACTGCACGACGCACCGTGCTTGCCAGTTGGACACCAGGAAGATTTGGATCCGGAGTAGGAGGAATCGACGGGCTTACATACAAATCCACCTTGACATCCTTCACAACCTTGTAAATTGTGATCATGCCAAATGGATCTGGAATGTCAGAGTCAAGCTCTGGAACCGGAAACATGAATGCGTTCAAGAACTTAACAGTCACGGTCCAACGAATAAACCTCTCAGTCTCTCCTGTCTCAAGATCCGAATTATCCACAAGAGGAGAATCCAGAATCATGTGCAGCTGCACTGCTGTCTTGGCTGGTGCCGGACGTTTCAGTACAGCGTCCATCGTATTCCAGAGAGGACCAAAGTCCACATAGAACACGTTGTAAGGATTGAATGTGAAGTAAATCCATTGAACCCACAGGTTGGCATCCACTCTGCTTCGTCCTCGGAAATCCAACTGGTATTGGATCGTGTAAGGACGCGGATACTTGCTTCCGAGGACAAACTTGTTGTCGATCAGAGAAGGATCCTTGGTCAGAGGAAGGATATCAATGTGTTGACGCAGCTTCGGATTGTAGGTCGGATTCAACCTCGTCACAGACACGATTGCATTCGATCTCATTTGCAGAGATCGATACGCTTCGTCGATAGATTGCTCCATCGAATGAGGTCGATCAGCCGTCGCGAAGTTTGTCTCAACTGGAACACCTTCAACACTGAAAGTCCGAACCCAGTTCGTGACCACAGTGTCGTAGGTTTCCAGATTGTCCTTGATAGCCATCCTGGTAGTCCGTCAGGCAGCGTTACTGTTGCACTCCTGAATACCCGTGAAGAGGCGTAGCGTCGATCATCACAGCAACGGACGCCACTCCTCGGACTCGAAGCATCGGTGCCGAAGGACGCGGGTTGTTGAAGATACCCTTGCCCTTCGCTTTCACGGTCACCGGACTCACGATGTCCAGGACGAAAGAATTGGTCGAATTGTACACGCCGACGGTGAGACCGAGAATGGTGTAAGCGTGGTTCGCCACCGTCATGATCTCCACAGACGATGCGGTTCCGGTCGTACCAGAAACGATCGCGATCTTGTCCGTCGAGTGAATGATAGCCTTCGCTAGTGCAGTGTTGCCACCAGCAGCCAGCAACGCAACATTGATGTCAGCGACGACCTGAGCAGGAGTGCGGGCAGCACCTGCCGTCAAGTCGATCGTGACAGCAGTTTCGCCGTCAATGGACACCTTGACAGTATCCGACGATCCGTTCTGCACGTTGTAGTTACCAGAAACGGTTCCGGTCGCTTGAGCCTTGTTGTTGCCTGCGTCGAATCGAAGCGTGACATCGACATCAGAGTCGTTCATGAAGGCAATGAAGTCAGGCACGCGAATGCCCATGTCAGTGACCTTCGAGAAAGTGACTGGCTGATTGTCGATACCGATCACGGGACCGAGAGTCGCAGGGATCAGCATTCGAAGATGCGAATTCAGAAACATCGCTTTGTTTTCTCCCTAAGTTTGATCTCTGCCGAGGTGGCTAGCAGTTATGCTGCTGCCAGTTCCGATGTGCGGCAGCCACACCAGAACACAAGGAGGTTATGCCTCCTTGGCCTTTCACTCCGCCATGCCTTCCCTAACTCTTTGGACGAGCCTCGTACGAAGTCGTCTTCCAAGCTCAGGTGCACGGTCACGGTAGAGAGCCGCCATTGGACGCCAGTGAGGTCTTGCAGGAACGTGTATCCTACCTCCTCTTCGAGCGCCAAACTCATGAATACGAGCAAGCATACGATAAGAGAGACCACTAGGACCATGAACTCCAGGACGAACCGAACACCGAAATGCGATCTGTCCTGCTTCATCGTCTAGCTGCTCGTACATGATAGAATCGAGATACTCTCCAGTAGCAATCAGCGTTCGAGGATCCAGACCACTTCGAATCTTACCTCTCAGGTAATCAGGATTCAAAGGTCTGTGATGAAACGCCTGTGACGCTATCCGGAACTTCAACTCGTCAACGAACTCCGAGGCAGTTTCCTCTCCCACTTCCGTCATGATTGGTCGAGCATTCCTTCGAAAGACATCCACAAAGATCGTCATCAGCTGCGTGGCTCGAGCTTCGTTGACGATCTCGGATCCCTGGTTTCCACCAGGAGGAGGAATGCCGAATCCGCCCATTACGTTGTGGTCGTAGAAGTAGTTGTTGCGGTTGTGGTAGTCGTTGTACCAGTTGTTGTCGTAGCAGTCGTTGTGGTCGTGGTAGTCGTTGAAGTTGACCCGAGATCACCAGGATCCATCACAACGCTTGCGAGGCTCGGGTCATGAGCCTGCACCGCTGCTAGGAGTCTGTCAGCGTTGAATGGCATTCCACTCTGGAACACTACAGTCAAGCCGTCTCCTGAAACGATCGCTTGGTTGCGACGTTCAGACTCCATGATGTTGAGTTGATGAGCTTGAGCCAAGTCCTCAAGAGTGAAGACGTCGCGACCATCAGAGGTCCTTGCAACGTTCACGAAGGTTCTTGTGCCACGCTGAATCCAGTTCAATACCTTAATGTTCATGATCCTACCTCGAATGTGTTCGGGACAAGTGCTGAAGAAGCTGCCTCACTGTATGACCCTGAGAAACTACGCCATCGTTGCTCACGTGCTCCCATCGAACGCTCCATTCTCCTGGATGCTTCGAGTCTCCAATAAGATCACGAGCTTTCTGGTACCTGTGAACAACGATCAGATTATGACCCGATGGGTGAAGGTATCGAGTCACATTACCAAACTTGTGACTGTCGGTGCTAAATTCTTCTCCGTACCCGTAATGTGATGCCAAGGATTCGGGAGTAATCTCAGACCGAACCTCTCCAAGGTTTTCACCTTTCAAGTGACGAATTGCATACCCTGGATTAGGCCAGAAGTACGGCTTGTAGCTTCCGTCGTGGTCCATCACGTCCATTCTGACGTTATAGTCACGAGGTATCGACTGAAGGTGACGAATCGCAGCCTTACGAGAATTTGGCTTGTCTATGAACTGAAGGTTAGTTTCTCCGTCAGAGTGATTCGTAGTCCATCGAACGAATCCGTGCCTTATCGCATGAGCTACACTCTTGATGCCGAGGGTTCCGACTAGATCGTCGTGAGTTGCCATCGTGTCATTGTTGCCGTAGTGAGTGTTACCTTTCGGATCAACTACTCCCCACTCACCTTTAGACCAACCCTTAAAGGCTTCGTCAACTTTAAGGAGTCCTTGTAACATGCGAACGGCTTCAATGGAGTTCTCATGACGATATGAAGCAGGACGAGAACTTTCTGGTCTATGAATATCAAGGTAAACTTCTACTCCGCCTCGAGGTACTGTCGACTTGATATGTTTGATAGCATTATTAACCGAGTCTTTCCTGTACCCTGCTAACTCTAAGTTCGACGTCGTAGTTCCGTGCCAGAATCTAACAAAACCGTTCCTGATAGCATCTTTGGAATTCCTGAAATTTAACGGCTTGACGAGATCGTCATGACCTCCTCGATTCTGAGCAGTTCCGTATAAATACTTCCCTTGAGTATCGATTACTCCCCACTCATCCGATCTTCGAAGATCGTCCCATCGATCCTCGTTCAAAGCAGTGTCGCTAAAGTGGCCGCTTGGGGTTGGGTCCCCAGCCTTAGGGTCAAAGCTGAACAACGCTTTAACGGCAGCGCTTGAGCTGGCAACGACAGGTTTAACCGCCTC